ATGTCGGCTTAATTGATTGGACACCAGATGTTTCTGTTTCTTAACCGCTTACGAGGCACACAAGGACTATGGAGTAAGATTAATGGCCTACTCCTAGCCTTCATAGTCTTAGCGATATGGGGCAACGTGTGGGTTGCTATTACTGTAGGCTTAGGCTACATCATCGGTGAGAGCTTTGGATGGGGTGAGTGGGTTGGAACTTTGACGAATCATAAAAACAACACTATCAGCTATGAAACAGAAGAAGGAAAGAACAATGGGATTCTTTATATCGCCACTAGGCTTGTTCCTAATTGGAGGGTGGATTGGATTAAATATTGTCGTGTGGCTTTATTTCTACGTGGTATATACTGGTTTGCGCCAACCTTAGCACCTCTTTACTTTGTAGGGTTTAGTCATATTGTACTAATTATAGCTGTGCTTATTCTATCAATAGGCTTTCCAGTTGCGTGTGAAGTAGGCTACTTACTGAAAGATAAAGTGAGCTTTGAGTTTTTGGATATTAAAGGTGGTTGGAATATCCAAGAGGTCGCCTATGGGCTTATGCAAGATTTAGTGATTATTGGATTAGGAGTCAGTTATGTCTTGGCTTAGTGAAATATTCAGTAGTTCAGCAGGGGCTATTGTGGACAGTATTGGAAAAGCTGCAGATTCCTTAATCACATCAGACGAGGAAAGAATACAACTAAAGAATGAACTCGTCAAGATACAACTAGAAGCTACTCTAAAAGCTAATGAGCAAGCCAATGAAGCCGAGGCACAGATAACAGAGAGATGGAAGAGTGATAATGAACATTGGATTACACGGTTAGTTAGACCCACAGGCTTTGCTTGGTCTCTAGCATTATTTACTATCGTTATCATAGGTGATGGTAACTTTGGGTTTACAGTAAAGGATGCTTATATTCCTGTTCTTGAAACCTTAGTGGTCACAATTATACTAGCGTATTATGGTTCAAGAGGTGCAGAAAAAGTATCTACTATTATAAAAGGAAAATAATGAAATACAGTAGCACACGCATAGCAGTCATCGTACTCATCATGCTATGCACCATCGCAATAGACGTATCATGGAAGCATTACTTACAACACTCAGCACGTATCACCGCTAAGTTTAATCTAAAGCAAGCGCAAGTGTGTGTGAATGACTTATTGTTAAAGAGTGCAGATAGTCCAATTTATAATCCAAAGATAACAAATGACGACATAGAAAAGGCTCTTAAAACGTGTGCAAGAGAGATGAAGGTCACAACAACAGGAGATATGTTTGCGTTTAATCTACGCACGCTAGAGTTCGTCTTTGACCCATCATTAGACTGCTTCGTTGAAGGTGGCAAGTATATGACGAAAGATAGCGAATGCAAGCTACATAAAGACCCTTCTAAATGTGAAGAAGTGATGACCGTTATGTACACAGGTTATGACTCAAACGTGGAACATCTTAACTGGTGGCAGTTTGATAATGGTAGAGAGTATTTAGAATGGACAATCCTTCCAAGTGAGCGCATAGGGTTTGATGGAATACCACGTGGAGGCATTTTAAAACCTAATCAAGTACTCCTTGCACAAGGTGTACAAGAAGACGAATTATGGGCAAGGTATTCACACTTTAGAGCCATAGTGTATGGCTTAATGTTTTTAAGCATCATTATAAATCTTTTATTAGGAGTACATGAAAACCTTTTGGCTGAAAGACAAAGCAGAAGGGCGTGCGATGGTAAGAAGTGAAACACTAGAAATCATCGTGAGTATTTTTAAGGCATGTAAAGAGGTTATCTTGGCAGGCAGTGGAGGTGTAGTTGCGTATTTATACGACTATACACGATTGTCGAAAAGTAACAGTGAGCATAGATGGTCAAATAAGGCTATGGCAATTAACACGGTCTTGGGTGCATTTGTTGGTTATGTTGTGGGCTCACTAATACCCATTGATGTTACGCACAGAGATGCGATTATAGCTTTTAGTGGTGTGAGTGCGTTTACGATTATCGGGATTATAGAAAGCAGATTTGCAGTGTGGTTAATCGAAAGAGTGACAGGAAAGAAATATGATGAATAACATGAAGTTCACAGATAAAGTAAAAAGAGTGTGTTGGCAAGGCTTTGAGAAAGGTCAATGCCCAAAACGTAGGCTTGAGAATGAGAAGCTGTTTCTAGGAGCACTATTAGTTATAGCTACATTCATTCTAGTATTCACGCACTGCTGTTGAGGAAATATAATGTTTCAAGAGCAACTATTCATAGATAGCTCAATAGCAGTAGCAACAAGTACATTTGTTTTTTCGATAATAGTAATATGCATAATAACACTAATAGAAAAGGTAATTAGATGATGAAGTTGACAGAACATTTCACATTCGACGAATTGGTTCGAACAAGCCATACTGAACTAGCAGCGCAAAATGCTAAAGATGCACTTGGTTTTATGAAACAACTAAAATATATAGCTGGAACGCTAGAGGAAATTAGAGCTGTATTAAACGTGCCACTAGTAGTAACAAGTGGATTCAGAAACAATCAACTAAATAAGTTGGTTGGAGGTTCACCTACAAGTGGACATACAAAAGGTTTGTGTGCAGATGTCGAACCAATTGGTATGGAAGTAATGGATGCTCAGAAGCTCATCATAGCAAATAAAGATAAATGTCCAAGCTTGAAGAAGTGTATCGTAGAAATGGTAAAGGGTAAAGAGTGGTTACATATAGAAACTAAGACAGAACGATTTCAACCTACTCAGTTTTTTGTAACAACAAACGGTAAGACATATACCGAAGTGTCGTAACGAACATTCTTAATTAAATAATAAGCATTTAAGAATACAAAAGATAAAATTGGCGCAATAAGGAAGGTATATGAGCGTAAAACATTCAGAAATATTAAAAGTACTCAAATCGGACTTAAAGTATGCAGAACAAACACGTAAAGAAATAGATGAAAAAATTGCTACGTGGAAAGCTGAATACAATGGAGAACCATATGGTAATGAAGTAAAAAATCGTAGTGCCATAGTCTCTAAAGACATCAAAAAACAATCTGAATGGCAACACGCTACGCTCATCGACCCATTCGTATCCACTCCCGACATAATCAAAGCATCTCCTGTAACATACGAAGATGTAGAAGCTGCTCGTCAAAATGAATTGGTTCTCAATACTCAGTTCTGCCGTCAATTCAATAGATATAACTTCATGACTAAATCAGTAAAAGTACTAGACCAAGAAGGCACATGTGTCATCATGACAGGCTGGGAATATGAAGCTGAAGAAAAAGAAATGAAAGTACCAATCTTCGCTATCATGCCTAACGGTATGAGACAAGTCATTGGTTCTAAAATGGAAGTTCAAACTGTCGTAAAAATAAATAGACCAACAGCTAAAGTATGTAGAAATGAAGACATCTTCATAGACCCTACATGTATGGATGACCCAGACAATGCACAATTTTACATCTATCGCTATCAGACAGACATCAGTACACTTCGTATGGACAAGAAGTATAAAAACCTAGATAAGATTAGTGCTGATGATTCAATGGATACAGACTATGAAGAAGAAGATGAGACACGATTCAGATTCACAGATGAACCAAGAAAGAAGATTCTAGTTCATGAATACTGGGGTAACTATGACATGGATGGTGATGGAATAGCAGAACCAATCGTATGTGCATGGGTAGGTGATGTCATCATAAGACTTCAAGATAATCCATATCCAGACGGTAAGCCACCATTCATCGTGGTTCCATTCTCTCTGGTTCCATTCACAATCTATGGTGAATCAAATGCTGAACTCATCAGTGACAATCAGAAAGTAAAAACAGCAATATATCGTGGATTCATCGACAATATGGCTCTCAGCAATAATGGTCAAAAAGGTATCAAAAAAGGTGCACTAGACCCAATCAATCGTAAACGATTCTTCGCAGGAGAGAACTTCGAGTTCAATGGAACTGCTGATGACTTTAGAGACGGTTCATACAATCAACTACCTCAAAGTGCATTCAATGTAATAGAACTGATGAATAATGAAATAGAATCATCAACAGGTGTAAAATCATTCAGTCAAGGACTACATGGCAATTCACTTGGTTCTTCTGTAGGAACAGCAAGAGGTGTACTAGACGCTACAAGTACAAGAAGACTCAATATCGTAAGAAACATCGCTGAGAACCTCGTAAAGCCTCTAATGCGTAAATGGATGGCATATAATAGTGAATTCCTAAGTGAAACAGAAATCATGCGTATCACTAATGAGCAATTCGTAGAAATCAAGCGTGATGACCTCATGGGTCAAATAGATATAGATATATCAGTCAGTACATCAGAAGACAATGCGGCTAAAGCACAAGAACTATCATTCATGATGCAAACTGGTCAGCAAACAATGGACTTCGGAATGAAAACAATGCTCATGGCTGAGATAGCAAGACTACATAAAATGCCACATCTCGCTAAGAAGCTAGAAGAGTATCAGCCACAGCCTGACCCAATGGCAGTACAAAAAGCACAACTAGAAATCGAACTACTCAAAGCACAAATCGCTAATGAGCAAGCTAAGAGCATGGAGAATCAAGTAGATGTACAGCTCAAGCAAGCTAAGACTCAAAGCGAACTAGCTAAGGCTGGTAAGGTTGGTTCTGAAGCAGACCTCAACAATATGAAGTTCATACAAGAAGATATGGGTGTGAGTCATGCTAGAGAGATGGAAAAAAAGAACCAAGATAACATGACTAAGCTAGAGATAGAAGCAATGAAAGCTAGAAGCAAATCTCAAGATAAAGGAGCATAGCATGGCGTGTAAATCAAAAGGTAAGAAGGGTAAGTAATGGATGGATTAGCCTATAGCGGTATAAAGATAAAGCCAGAGAACAAAGGTAAGTTCACAGAATACTGTAAAGGTCTTGGATTTAGTGGAGTAACTGACAAGTGTATCGCTAAAGGCAAATCATCTAAAAGTAGTGCAGTGAGAAAAAGAGCTACATTCGCAAAGAATGCTAGGTCTTGGAAATAATCGTCCAAAATCTGATGACGCAAAAAGCTGAAAATCAAAATAAAGGAATTCGTATGAGTACGAAACAACCTGTCGTAACAAGTAAAGAGGATTTAGAAACCGTAGAAATCCAACACTGGGTTGATATGCTTGAGGCTTTGGAAAGACTAGAGAGAAATCCTGACTTCCAAAAGGTAATCATCAATGGATACATTCAGAGCAAAGCTCTTGACAGCGTAAGTCTACTCGCTAGACCTGATGTCAAAAAGCGTGGAGAACGTACAGATGTGATGGAAGATTTAGTTGCTATCAGCAACTTCCAATATTTCCTAGCAATGGTTCATCGTCTTGGTGGTAGTGCTAAACAAGACATTGAAGAGTACAACTCTGAAGGCAATGGAGCGTAACCAATGGCTGATATAGACAACGAAGTAGAAAGTCAGGAAACTGACCAAATCGAAGAAGATGTTGAGGTAGACCTAGAAGAAGAACGGCTGTTCAATATGTCTGACGAAGACCTAGAAAAAGAGGTCTTTAATCAAAAGGTTGAAGCACGTCAAGCTCAAAAGACTAAAGTCAAAGAAGAAGAGCCTGATGAAGATGAGGTTGGTTCTGATGAACCAGAAGATAATGTCGAAGAAGATGAAGGTGATGTGGAACAAGACGAGCCTGAAACTGAAGAGACAGAAGAGGTAAAGCCAAAAGCCAAAGAACCAAGTCAGGAAACTGAGAAGTTCAAGGTGAAAGCTAATGGTGTAGAATTCGAGTTCACTAAAGAAGAACTCGTAATGCTAGCACCAAAGGCTATGGACTATACAAAGAAGATGCAGCAAATAGCACCATTCAGAAAAGCCATCTCAGCGATGGAAGAAAATGGTCTAACTGAGAACGACATCAATATGCTAATCGAAATGAAGAAAGGCAATAAAGATGCTATCGCTGCTCTCATCAAAGAAGCTAAGGTAGACCCACTCGACATTGACGTAGAGACTGAAAAACAATTCGTTCCACAACAGTATGGAATGAATGAGACTCAGCTTCGCATCAAAGAAGTGGTCAATGAAATACAAAGTGACCCTGAGTATAAAATAACTCAGGACGTTGTTGATAGACAATGGGATTCAACATCACGGAAGACGCTCGCTGAAAACCCTGATATGATAAGAGGACTACACGTCGATATTAAGTCAGGTATTTATGCACAAGTAGCTCCAGAGATGATGAAACTCAAAATGTTAGATGGTTCTCGAAAATCTGACCTAGACTACTACTTGGAAGCAGGCAATAGAATCGCAGAACGACTAAAGCAAGAAAACGAAGTAGTAAAAAAAGAGGATAAGCGTCAGGCGCAGCAAAAAGAAATCAAAGAAGCTGCTAAAAAACGAGAATCAGCTACGTTACCACGTACTACATCAGGTAAGAAGAAAGTAACTGACTACCTAGATGAAGAACAGTTTGAAGAGAACTATCAAGAGTGGTACAAGAGGGTTCATAAGAACATCTAAGGATAAGTAAATGCCAATCACAAACGTATATGGAAACGGAACAACAACTGCAACTGCTGGAGCGAATACCATCGTTCACTATTATGACCGTGCCGGTATCAAAGCCGCTACTGAAGTAAACGTCTATGGACAATGGGCTGATAGAAAGCATATGCCTCTTAAAATGGGTAAGACTTTTAAAATCAGCAAGTTTCTTCACATCTATGACAGAGAATTAAATGATACTGACTTCGCAGCAAGAGGCTACCTAACATCACGTGACATCGCTGACGTATCAGCAGGTCTCAATGCAACAGATGGTTCTGGTGCAGCTCTTGGTGAAGGTGCTGGTGCTACTAACAAGGTAAGCATCAAGAAAATCACAATGGAAACATCATTCTCTCGCTATGGTAGAATGATTGACTATACTGATGAAGTAGATATGTTCTCTGAAGATTCAATTCAAGTCAAATATCGTGAAGAACTTGGTGGACAAGCAAACAGAGACTATGAAGACCTCATTCAGCTTGATATGTTAGCAACAACCAACGTAATGTACACAGGTACAGCCGCAGCAATCGGTCAAATGGGTGCTGGAATCGCTGCTGATGGTAGTGATGATGACTTGTTTAGAGTAGACTATGACTTGACACGTAAAATCAGTCGTAAACTATTCAGAAACAGAGCTGAGAAGAATACTTCAATCGTTACTGGTTCTACAAAAATCGACACAAGAACCATCAACAAAGCATACTATAGTATCATCGGTGGTGAAGTTAAGTATGACCTTGAGACAGTACTTGACCCAACTGGTGAATTGGCGTACATTCCTGCGTATAAATATGCTGCTGCTTCTAACTTGGCAGAAAGCGAAGTAGGTGCAATGAACGACATCCGATTCATCGAATCTGAGTCTGCTGTAGTTTACCGTGGTCAAGGTGCAACAATCCCTGTTGCATATGCAGGTACACTATCAAATGATGGAACAAAATTTGACGTATTCCCTATCCTCTTCCCAACAAAAGGTAGTTTCGCTACTGTTGGTCTTAAAGGTCAAGGTAAAATCAAATTCAACTCACAATCTCCTGAGAAAGTAGAGTTGGGTAATCCATATGGTACAAACGGTTTCTTCAGCTACAACTTCTGGTATGCAGGTATCATCTTGCAAGATGAGAAGTTGTTAAAGGTATTAACTTGTGCTAGTGAGTAATCACAAAAGGTGAATGTAAGCAACCATGATGTATACTTCTAAAAAAAAGGAGTATGCATCATGGATAACTGTAAAGAGATAGAAAATTTTAATAGGTATCTAATATGTTTAAATAAAGACATATATGACACAATATTAAAAAGAAAAGTAAAAGAATATAAACAAGGATTTGTGAAACTAGTAAGAAATGATGGAGTTTACTGTAATAGGTCTATTAATGTTCTTTTTGGTACTTCATATAAAAATGAAATAGCAAATGAACTAAATGGCGTAATAATAGAAAACTATTCAAATTATGTAGTTTTAAGAGATGGTAGAATATATTCTGTTACTGCTGGAAAGTTTTTAAAGCCAACAAAAGCAAGTAGAAATATAAAAAATAAAAATTCTAATTGCGATATGAAGGTAGCTCTTGTTTCTGATGATGGAAAAAGAGGAGATACTTTAGTTCATAGGATAGTTGCAAAAGCATATATTGAAAATAGAGAGAATAAGAACCAAGTGAATCATAAGGATGGAAATCCATCAAATAACAATGTTGAAAACCTTGAGTGGTGTACAGCAAAAGAAAATATGAAACATGCTTCTGAAAACTATCTATTTAAGGGTATGCAAAAAAAATGTAAAGTCTATAAGGTTATGACTATTGAGGTTGAAGTTGGATGTTTCGGTTCTCTTCAGGAGGCTTCTGATGCTCTTGGATTTGATAAAGATTCAAACAAAATAATATCAAAAGTATGCTCAAAAAATGAGAGCATAGCTCAAAATAAAGACATAGGTGAAAAGACTAATCCATATGAATATAAAGGTTATGTTTTTAGATATAATTAGTGAGTAATCGCTAACAGCCTGAGTTGCCTCTGGCGTAAGCCAGAGGCTCACAACTATTAAACAACCCAAAGAGGATTTAACAAATGAGTGACACAATCGAAAAAACAATGGAAGAGCTAAAAGAAGAAGCAAAGAACTTAGGTGTTGACTTTAAAGGCAACATCAGTAGAAGCAATCTCGAAAAGCTCATCGAAGAAGCATATGAAGAAGGTCTAAGTGGTAGCACTGTTGAAGTAAGAAAAGATGCAGAACCAATTCAAGTGGTCATTAACACATCGTCTAAAAAAAGCAAAGAAGAGCGAATGCGAAAGATGATTTCTGATGCAAAAGCAAATGCATTCAGACTCAGAAAGATAACACTGACGCTGAATGACAAGCGTGACCAAGATGTAACAACAGCGGTGTATCTAGGCTGTGAAAATCAATACTTCGGTAAAGACAGAATCGTTCCTCTTGACATTCCTTTAGAGCTTGAAGAGTGTCTAATTGAAGTGGCTCGTATGACAAAGATAAACATTCACAGAGATGAAATCATAAATGGTAGACGTACAGGTAATAAAGTAAAGCTATCAGTAAACAAATTCAACATTCAATACCACGACTAAATCATCGTACCCTCTACGGAGGGTATCATTGATTCAGAACCAAGGAGAATAAATGGCTGACATACTAATAACAGACTTAACGAACGGTACAATAACGTCTGGAACTGATGGACAATACGAATGGTCTGGTTCTGGAGTATTCGATAAGCTCATCATCGCAGTAAATCAAAACATCAAAATACAGTATGATAACGGTAGAATAAAAGACGATAAATATGCTGATGTGTATCTTGGTTCTATGCAATCAGTCATTGAGCAATCAGTAAAGTTCCTACTCGAAGAGAAGAAGATAGAAGCTGAAATAGGTATGCTAGAAGCTCAGAAGATAATGGTAGAAGCTCAAACAGCAGAGATAGCTCCTAATGCTATCAAAACAAGACTGGTTCAAGATGCTCAGATAGCACAGCTCACAGCAGAGAAAGACTATACAATAGCTAAAGAAGAAGTAATGGAGCAATCAAGAATAGATAACCTAGCTCTTGAAGCACTCAAGGCTCAGATGCAGAATCTATCGACAGTAGGTGCTGGTGGTCTAACGCCATCAACAAATGACTTCGCTGCTGCTAATAGTCTACGTTCAGCAATCTATGAAAGAGCAAGAGGTGTAAGTCTACCTGCAATCACATTCCTTGCTGGTGCAAGCTACGTCAAGGCTACGTAATGACTGTAAATGGTAACAATATCACAGGTGTCGTGGCTCTAGGAGTAGCACGACAAACTGCACAGAATTCATTAGTAGCTGGAACAACTACAGACAACGTACCTGAAGGTGGAACCAATCTATACTTCACTACAGCTAGAGCTAGGAACGTATATACAGTAAATCCTCCTCTATCGTATGTTCCAGCAACAGGAACACTTCAGATACCAGTATCAACTGGTTCTGTAAATGGATACCTTTCATATGCTGACTGGAATACATTCAATGGCAAGGCAAATGCGTTCACTGGATACACTGGTTCTGTAACGGTAATAACAGGTGTGAATTTTGTAGCTCAAACTACAACATCACAAACACTCACATTCTCTAATGGAATATTAACTGGAGTGGTTTAATGGTTCCATATGATGTTCCTGAACTCACGCTAAATAAAGAGAATTTAGCTCTAAGCAAAGCAAAGAAACATGAGATACAGGAAATAAAGAGTGTGTTCGACTTCGCTAAAAAAGATAAGCTATTTGACAGTACAATCAAGAAGCATATACGTGATGGTGTGGTTCTCATCCTTCGCAAAGATGGAAAAATCATAGCACTATCAGCGTATATGGTAGTAGGAAGAGTAGCAAGTCTAACATACTACTGGATACATCCTGAGCATAGAAATAAAGGTTATTCATTCGTAATAATGTATCTAGCGACATTTGGAGCATTACAAGGACTCACAGTGCTCATAAAATCAAAAGATATATCAACATTTAAAAACTTCGTAGAGCCTTATCGTGGTGGTAATAAATACAAGTTCATTGGATGGGATATAATCAATGAGAAGTTAAGAACCAAGATAGAAAACATCTATGGATTCAGGTGGGCTGTATAATGGGTGGATTCATAGATGATGTATTCGATTTCGTAGAAGATGTAGTAGATACAGTTGTAGATTTCGTAGAGAATGTAGTAGATAATGTAATCACTGCTATAAAAGAAGGCAATATCCTTGACCTAGTAGGTCTAGCAGCTTCATTCGCACTAGGAGGGGTCACTGGCTTACAAATGTATGCAGGGGTTCGTTTCGTGGTTCCAGCAGCCACGCAAGCTCTAGCAGAGAATGGATGGATTTCGAATGAAGTAGCAATGTATATCAATGTAGCAGCTGGAATAGCAGCTACATGGTATGGATATACAAATACATCTGGTTCTGGAATGCTAACAAACCTACAGAATTTAGGTGCATCATTCGAGACTGCTACATATATATCATCATTAGCATCTAACTTTATGCCTCTGTATGGAATCGTATCTACACTCTATGGTGTATATGATGCGTACCAATCAGTACAACAAATGCAGATGCAGTATGCATCTGCTGTAGCACAATTCGAGGCATGGTATTCAGGTATAAAGAATGCTAGAGCTAAAAGTGATGCATCATTTAATGAAGCAATGTCATTCGCAACTGGAGCATACTATGATAGACTACCAGCTCAAGCCCTCTACAGTGTATTCATGCCATCAGCAATGGCATATCTACCAGTAGAACAAGTACAACCAGCATACTGGGTAGAATCGCTAAAGAGTCCATATAAAACAGAACCAGAGATAGCTACTCTAATGTGGCAAGGAAAGAATGACATACCATTCAACCAAAAATTTGGAATAGATGTGCTATGATAACAAATAAATATATGTAAGGAGTGTAAAAATGGAGCCTAAGCAATATTCAACTGGACTAACAAATCTATATGGTGGTCAAATGTCACCAGCACAACAAAATCAGAATCTAATATGGAAATTCAACCCTAATCAAGGTCAAGACCTGAATAGTCAGCAAGGACTAGCACTAGCTGGACAACCATCAGGAGATGCTCTACTAAAGCAAATGATGGCACAGCAAATGCAACCAATCGAAGGTATGAAATTCGCAGATATAGGAAGCATGAGTGACCTTGGTTCTTGGATGACATCACCAACTGGAGGAACAGTAGGAAATCCAGCTAAGTCACCACTAGAATTCGGTCTAGCAGGACTAGGAACAGTATCACAACTATACAGTGCATACAACTCAGGTAAATATCAAGATAAGATGGCAGGACTCGCTGAAAGACAACAATCAGTCTATGAGCAAGAACTAGCAGCACAAAATGCACGTAGAGATAAAGCTCAGTCAAACTATGACGCAGCTCAAATGGCATAAGGAGTAAAGTATGGGATGGTATGATAGAGTTCAAGTACAAGCTCCTAGAGCTGTGGACTACGGTGATGTGGCTAAAGTTGGACTGCTATCTGCCCAACAACTAAGCGAAGGGCTAAAAGGAGCTGCTGACCTAGTAGGTGCAAACAGAATACTAGGTGCTCAACAAGCTGATAAGAATATAGGTATGCTCAAAATGCTCTCAGACCAAGAACGTGCACAACAAGCATCTCTACTAGCTGAAAAGAACTATCAAGAGAATGTAGCAGCTAGAATAGCTCAAAATGCACTATCAGCAGGTACTCTTGAGAACCAAATGTTAGCAACAGCTAATCAAAAAGCTCAAAATGATAGAATATTTCAACTACAAAAAGATGAAATAGCCAAGAAGGATAAAGAAGCTGCTGATGCAGTATTGGCTATGTCAATGCCAGACTCAACAAAAACAGCAGATAAAACTGTAGATGTGAAAACAGGAAAAAAAATATTCGACCCATCTGCAAGTACAGACTATAATGAAAAATATAAAGCACTTCTCCCAAATCAGAAAGAAGCAAGTATGCTCGACCTTGGTTCTCAACTAGAAGGCAATACAGCAGATGAAAAAGAAACAATATTAAAAGATATGTATCTTAAATCTGAACAAGCAAAAGCTGCTGGAGTGGATAAAACTAAGATAGAACAAGCTAAAGAGATATTAGACTATAAGCTTCCAAATCCTACTGTAGCAGTTCCGTTCCTAGGTGCAAAAATAGCTCAAAGTGCAAAAGAATGGAATAGACCTGAATCAGAGAAGCTACTAGAGTCTAAGAAAGATGAATCTGTAAAACCTCAATCATATGACCAATTCAAATCAACAATACTTGGTGATGTAGAAAAGGCTAAAGATAAAGCTAAAACACTTGAAACAAAACTACTGGGTGAGAATACTAAAGATGAAGTAAAAACTCAAACAGTAGCAGGTGTAGATGTGCCAATTCCTATGGCTGAATACGCAAAGAGTTTATCGGTGTCTAAGCTAGCTCCACAAGCTCAAATGACAGCACTAAAGATGCATAAAGATAAAATAGATAAATTTGAAGATAGAATGGCTAAGGTAAATGAAAAAGCATTAGAGCATACATACAAGAAGCTAGATGCTCAGGAAAAAGCAATGTATGAAATCATTGTAGCTAGAGAAAAGGCTGTCATAGATGCAACAACAGACCCAGTAATGAGAGCACTAAAAATAAAAGACCTTCAAACAAAAATAGAAAAGACTGAATATGATACAGCCAAGATAAAGAAAGAAGGCGATACATGGTTCGGTTCATCTGTAGAATCATATAAATAAAACACTCTTCTATAAAAATTAAGGCAGTAAACGATAAACTGCCTTAATTAAAACCTTCAAGGATAAACTCCAATGAATGAATATGATGCAATACTCTCAGAACTCAATCAGCAAATAGAAGCTAACAAAGATATAATGGCTCAAACGCTCAATCCACAGCCTCAAGAACAAATGCAAGTCATAGATGGTGATACACTACTAAGCCAATATGGTTCTATGCGTGTAGGAGCTATAGATGCACCAGAATCATATGATTCAGACAAAGCTACTAAGATAGCTGATAGATATGGTGTAAGCCTACAAGAACAAGCTCTACTTGGTTCTAAAGCTAAGGAAAAACTGGCTGAACTAAGTGGTACGCATCTTCTCACTCCTGATGGAATGGATAAATTCGGACGAATACTAGGAAACAATGAACAACTAGCAAATGAAATGGTAAGTAGCGGTATGGCTGTGCCATACAGTAGATATGACCAAAAGATGCAAGATGTGTACAGAGCTAGTGCTGAGAAGCGTAAAGAACTCTATGGTGAAACACAAGATGATAGAGTGCTAGAAGCAACACGACAATACAACCTCGATAGAGAAAAGCCAAGCCTAAAGCGCATGATGGGTCAAACAGTAGATGCTCTACAAGCTGGCACAGTAAAGCTAGGACTAGATACTGCTGACATGGCTCTCGACTTCGCAAAGTTCTGGGGAGATGGTAATAGTACACTACTCGATGAAGCAAAGAAACAAGAGAATATAGATAAATGGGTAGGCTACGATAGACGAGAAGCTGAATTCAGACTCAATGAAACACTACACCAATTCAAACAAGGTGAATATGTAGATGGCGTAATCAATATGCTTCCTGTAGCTCCACAGCTCGCAGCAGAATCGCTACCAATGATGATAGGTATGATATGGGGTGGTGGTAAGTTCACAGCATTAGGAAAGGCACTCAAAGGTGCTAGTAGTGCATCTGAAGCGGCAGCAATAGAAAGAGCAGCAACCATAGGACAAAAGCTATCATATAAACTCGCTGACAATGCAGGATTCGCTACGGTCTATGGTGGACAGCTCAATGATAGACTAGATGAGCGTAAAGAGAACCAAGGTGGTGCTGAACTTTCAGTAGGTGAAGTCATGGGTGTAGCTGCTGAAGAGTTCCTAACACTAGGACTAGATAGAATGGCATTCGATAAAGTCATCGGTGTATCACAAGGTAGAAAAGCTCTCAAAGATATAGCAAAGCTAGTACCAGATGAAGGCAAAGCTGCTCTGGCAAAAAAACTAGCCGAGAAGTCAGCAGCAATCATAGGCGCAGTAGGTATGGAGGCTGGTCAAGAATTCATACAAGAGTTCGGTAACTCACTAGGAGCAGAGCTAGGAACTGAGAAGTTTGGTTCTGATATAGTAACCGATGCTCGTACAAAACAAGCACAACTAGCCGCAATCGCTGGTGGAGCTGCTGGTGGTCATATGCGTGGAGTAGCTGAAACAGTACGCTCTGCAAAAGAATATATGCTAGATACAGCAGCAGGTAAAACGCTCACAGATACTATGGATAACGTCATACTCGCAGCAGATGCAAAACGTGCAACAGCTAAAGCAGATGAACTCATAAAAGATAGAACAAAAGTCATCAATGAATCAGCTAATGCACTGTTCGGTAATGCAGTATCAGAAAAAGTAGGTGTACGTAAAGAAGATGGAACGATAGATATAGAAGGCACAATATATGATGCAGTACAGCGTGTAAATGCAATCTCAGGCGTAAAAGACAATGAATATGTACAGCGTTCAGTCGTAGAAGAAATCATGAATAAGGCTATGACTAACGTAAAATCTGAAGCTGATATGGCAACACTAAAAGAAGTATCAACTAAGATAAAAGAGAAGTACGGTGCAGTCTTCGACATTAAAGAATACGCTTCACAGAATGTCGAGGAAGTACTAGCACAGACTCTAAAGGAAGTAAGCTCAGAGAAAGAAGGAAGTAAGGC